CCTTTTTGCCGAAGGCTGCTGCAACTTCTTCTTTAGTGAGGGTTCCGTCTTCAGACCATGAACGAAGCAACGCTTCAGTTACTTTACCTGCGGCTACAACACCTGCGATGGCTGCTGATTTCCAGAGTTCAACTCCGAAGATTGCGCCACCTGCTACGGCTGCGAGTGCGGATGAGCCGAATACCCCAAAGATTCGGAGGACTAATGTTTGTAGTTTTATCATGGGTTTTCCTTTGGTATCCATCGGCAGGTTTGTTCGTCAAAGTCTACATCATCCCGATTGCATGGCGGTATGAAGGCATCCCTTTGTGGGTCGTATGTGAACCCTGGTCCTGCAAAGTTTTTGCGGAAGGTGCCGTTGTATGAGGTTTGTAGGTAGGTTCCTTCACCGAATTGTTGACAGAAGGCTTGACCTATGGCTTCGGATTCGTTGCCTTGTGCATCCAAGATGTCGTCGTTGCCGATGACGATGACTCTGATGACTGTGTTGTTTTCTAGTTGTGCAAAATGTGCCATGTTTACGGTCCGTAGTATCTGAATTGTGCGTATCCTGATGCGCCGTTAACCCCACCAAGGGTCCAGTCAATCCCAAGCCCGCCACCACCTGAGTTCGCACCGCCACCACCAGCACCAATATAAACAGTGTCATAAGCCCCTTGGTTACTGCCTCCGCCTCCACCGACACCGTAACCACTGACTCCTGCACCACCGTCACCGCCGTGGTAGATACCACCACCAACATCATAACCTGATTGACCTGCCCCACCAGCACCGCCACCGCCACCACCAGCATCGCCGTATTGAAGTCCACCAAGGTTCCCGTTACCTGAACTACCAGCCCTATCGCCTAAACCTGAACCGTATGGGTATCCACCAGGGTTGGCAGTGATAGTAGTGCTGCCAGCAATGCTTGATGCTGTAGCGGTAACAGGAGGAGGGCTTCCAAATAAACCACCAGCGGCACCACCAGCACCGATAGTGACAACAACACTAGACCCAACAGAGATAGAACCAGAAGTGGTGACAGCACCGCCACCACCGCCGCAACCAGTAAAATCGCTTCCAGCACCTTGGGAACCACCACCAACAACAAACAAGTCCAGAATAGAAGTAATAGCCAAACCGTTAGTGCCTGAAGTTGGGCGTGGGTTAGTCCAAGTGCCAGAACTATTAAAAGTTTCATATGCCTTCAACGAATAAGTAGTGAACGAACCACCAATAGAACTGGTTGTTACAAACCCACTAGAGTTTGTGACCCTAAAACGAACATAATAAACAGTGCCGTTAGACAACCCCGTGGCGTTGTAAGTACAAGCCGTACTGGTCGCACCCTGCGCAATGGTTGAGTTAGTGGAAGCAGTAAAAAAAGCCGAGTTGCCAGAAGCAAACGATGCTGAAGTTGAATACTGAAACTGAACAGAAGTAATGTTGCGATTGCCTGTTGTGTTTACAGTCGCATTAAAGACAGCAGTATCTTGGTTGTAATTAGTGGTAGACCCAATCGTTAAAGTGGGGGCTACAACTCCGCCAGAAGAAGCACCAATCAGCATTAGGCTACGGTGTCTCCAGTTAATACCCATTCAGTGTCGGAAATTTTAATCAAAGAAGCAGCAGAGTATTGTACTCGTAGTTTCAAACCGTTAGCCGAACGCACAGTAACCCCTGTATCTCCAGTAATTGTTACCTGTCCAGCACCATAGTTAACCACGGTGACAACGGTTCCATTAGCAAAAGCAATAGAAGAAGTAGGGACAGTTAAGGTCATTGCAGTTGCTTTGTTGCATTGCATCGTGCAGTTAGCATCAACCAAAGCAAGAGTAAAACTATCTGTCTTTGAGGTCAATGTTGGGGCTGCAAGTTTAGGGGAAGTGACAGCCGCATCAGCAATATCAGCCGTAGCAATAGTCAAGTCAGTAAGGTTCGCAGAAGCAACCGTAATACCACTAGGTAACGCACCCGTAGCCAACTTACTTAAGGCAATAGCAGCCGAAGCATCAATGTTGGCGTTAACAATAGTTCCCCACTCAGGGGCAATACCACCAGAGTTGACCTTCAACACATGAGAAGCCGTACCAACAACAAGTTCAGTAAAGGTACCAGGAGTACCCGAACCTTGGTACACAACAGAACCAGCATTGGCGTATTTAGATACCAACTCGTTAGCCTGGTTTGCTTCCAACGCTGTGAACACAGGATAAATAACAGCACCCTGCTCATGTTGGCGGTCAACGGTAGCATCAGAACCACGACCAGCAGCAGACGCACCCCATGTAGAAGTAGCAGAAGGGTCTACAACAGTCAAGGTTGTAGAACTGCTGTACTTAACACAAATCTTTTCTTCCTTAGCAGTACCAGGGTCAACCACAACAAAGAAAGGTTCAGCATCCGTAGACCAGCCAGACACAGCAACAGCCAAAGTGATGCTCGTTGCTGCTGCGTTTAGGGTTACACCAAGCGTGTTGGATACGGGGGCACCCCGATATGACCTTCTGCTTTTACCATTGACTGCCATAAAACTCCTAGTTTTCTACCGAACGCAAGGTTACTACAAGCGTTCCCTCAAATGACCAACTGTTACCTATAGAATCCATAGGTTCCCAGACAATATCCTCAAGAATAACATTATGCGTGAAAGTCCCTATTTGTAAGGTGATGATACGGGGGGATGCAATCAGGTCATCAAAGAACTCTTGCTGTTCATCAACATCGTAATAGTATTCCTTACCCCTTACGGTTACTGACTTATGCAAGATAATTGGGACAGAAAAAACTTGTGAACGGAACGGGGCGGCATAGGCTCTAGCCATCCAACGGGTAAAGGTTGGTCCTGTAGTGGCGGTGGCTCGTTCTAGCGTGAACTTGAAGTCTGCTTCAATGGCTTTGGAATCTGACCCGTCAAATGAGTTTTCGGTGTCTGAAGCAACAGACCACGCACCTATGGAATTGTATTCACCGTCATCAATTTTCAAGTATGAAGTAATAGAGCCGACAAGGGGGGTGGAGCGGGTGTCTATTTTGGCGATGAACTTACGGTCAGGGATACCCCATCGCCATGTCCCTGTTTCTATTTCTCCTGAAGCAACTAGGTTGGCGGAGTCTTCAACGATGATACCTACCCCGCTGAGTGCAAAGATGCGTTTGGTGGCGAACGGTGTTAGCGGGTCATCAAATATAACGACGCTGTTTACGGTTGCGGTGCTGGTATACATGAGGTCGGTGGAGAAGGCTGGGGTGTTGGGGCTGGTAAAGACTGATAGGTCTAATGCTCCTAATCCGCTTGATACACCGTCGTAGTTTGTCCATGTGAAGTAGGCGAACCTGTCGTTTGATGCAAACTTTTGTACTGCGCCTGATGTTGGGATTAGTTTTCCTGCTATTAGGTTTGAGTTGGAATCTGTTGAACAGTAACGGACGCCTTTGTTTGTGCCAATAAGAATGAACCCAAGGTATCCACTGATTGCTGTAACTACTTCACCTGTTGGGAGTTCTAATGCTACGACACCTTTGTCTAATGCGCCAAGGTCGGTGATTGTTATTTTATAAATGAGAGATTTTTTGCCTGAGAACCCTGCTGCGTACACAGCGTTTTGTCCTGTGGCTACACCAACGAAACGGAACGCCGTATCGTCAGGTTCAATCACCAAAGATTTAGTTCCACTTGCATCAATCAAGTGAAGGTCGTGGTCGTGTGCTCCAAACATATAGTTCTTAGCGAACCCAAGCATGGTGAAAGATTCAGAACCAGTAACAAATTTAGTATTTGAAATAAGAGCAGGGTCGGTAGAAGGGACTACCTGTCTTATGCCGTCAGTCGGGTAGGCAAGATAAACATTGTTGCCGTCAGTAGCCATTGCAGCAACCGTCCCCGTAGGTGCAGCAGTGCCGCCAGCAGTGTCAACAACCGCAGTCCATGTAGGACTAGACGCATATGGATTAGTAGTGAACTTAACATCACCATTCAACGCAACATACACACGAGTACCACAAACAACCATGTGCTGCGTAGTAGAAGCATTAGACAACGACACCTTTGTATCGTTATGAAGGCTCAACTGCCCCTTAACCCAAGGGTTCACACCTTTAGATTTGTAAAACCTAAACGGTGTGGAGTCATTCATATCTGCATACTCTTGCCCCGCACCACTATGCCAAGAATCCTGCCCTCGTCTCCACAAACCACCAGGGTTAATGGCACCCTCACCAGGGGTAGTTGAATCGTCCGTAGAGTCACGAACACGCTGCTCGTAACCCCGTTGAAACTTGCCTGACTTCTGGTCAACCATGAAAGGGCGACCATCAATAGCAACAGGAAAAACATTAGGTACTAGTTCAGATACTGCTGTACCAGAATAGAAAGGGGGAGTCCCAAAATACGGCAGGGTAAATGTTGTTACCGCCATTAGTTAAACCCTGCTAAGGAAAGTAGGATATTGCCTTGCAAGTCGTGCCGCTTCAGCAGTGATACGGTCACGGCGCATACGGATAATGTTGTTAATAGAACTAGACACTGACCCTGTAGGTACTTCTTCTGAACGGCGAGTATCACCTTGTGACTCGGTAAAGTTACGCTTCACTTCACGAGGGGAAACCAAACGAATCTGGGCACCCATCATCAGAATATCTTCAGCAGTTGTAGGGAACCCAGCAATGTTTTGAAGGTTCTGTGCCTCGCTAGTGACATTAGTGAATGGTGCTTTATACACCACAATCATGCGTCCAGCACGAACCTGCTCATCAAAACGGATAGCGTATCCAGCGTTGAAATCATCGTTAGGTAGGTCACGGATGAGGCGACAACGAGTAATCTTTGGGTAGTCAGTAGCAATATAGCGCACCGTCACAGAAACCAAGTCAATGATTTTGTCTGTAGTCGGCAAGTTAATCATGTTCCAAGTACCGTTGTAGTTCAACTCAAGGCTTTTGATTTGGTACAAACCATTCATCGGGCTAGACAGGTCGTCTATTTCGGCATTGATTGCTTCAAGCACCTGTGCCCTAGGGAACTTAGGGTCAACAATAGCCACGGAACCTGTGATGTGAGCGGCAGCGGTAGTACCGTTCCATCCTCGTTCAACCGTTGCCGATTTAGAACCAGAAGAAATTTCCCACACATACATAAGTTCGTTATCTATTTGGATAACACCACCAGCCCGCAAACCATTAAGGTCATATTGGAAGACAACAGATGTGGATGTAGTAGTCAAAGCACCAACTGTTTTGTTGCGTTCCTCTACCGTGCCAGACATTAACTGGCGCAAGGTACGGTCTACTACGGTTCCAACTGTGGACATGCAAACTCCTTGTGTTCAGCCAAGGCAATCATAGCCGATAATAAGACAGGTTTGTTTTTAGTCTTGCATCTGTTGGGTTTAACGCCACAGCATTAGCCCCGTGAAAGAACGCTTCGTCGCTGTCTCCGAGGTGGTGGCAGGCGATTGCCATTAGGTCGTGTGGTAGCCAGCCCCAAGCGTCGGCTTCACATAGATAGTCCAATGGTTTCTCGGTGATTACTAAAGCCAAGGATGCTGCGTTTCTACATCCGAGCCAGTCATGTTTGTTGTGGTAATAAAGGGCTAGGTCTACCCATGATTCACGACGGGTTGGGTCTTCAGCGATGGCACGGTACAGGTGGTAGTCGGCTGCGTGGGGAACCATCTTTGCTAGGTACCTGTGGGATGCTGCTCGTTCTGGGTTCCACACGGACAGGTCTAGGTGCCGTGCAAAATGATACTGACTTAAGCCGTAGTCGCCGTGGAAGTACAGTTCACGGGCTAGGTAGAACTGGTTGCGGTCATCCCTAGGGTCTTCTTCTACAGCCAGTTTGAGTAGGGGAAGGTATTGGCTGCGGGACTTTGAGGAGTCTGGATGGTGGTGGATTTCTAAACCATCTACCCAATGTTGGATTTCTGTGTCTAATGGTTTCAAGACTTCGTGGACTGGGTGTTTCCATTTGTAGCCGTGTCTGCTGTGGATTTTGTCGCCACCATAGGTCAAGCCTTCTGACCCGTCTGGGTTCCATGACCATGTGTATTTATATCGGGGGCGTGTAGTACCAGCGGGGATTGCTTCTAGTTTTTCACGCCAGCCTGGTTGGAGAACTTCATCCATGTCTAACGCTATACATAGGTCTATGTCTTGGGGGAGCATGGAGAGTGCGGTGTTGCGGGCTGTGTCAAATCGCCACGGGCTGAACTCACGGGTGACGGTGTGGATACCGAGTGAGTGGGCTAGGTGGGTGGTGTTGTCGGTGGAGCCTGTGTCAAGGATGAGGAGATGGTCTGCTTCTTTGGCGGATTCAGCCCAGCGTTGAACAAAGGCTTCTTCGTTTAATGCGATTGTGTATACGGCTATTTTCATTGGTTAGCCAATGCTAAAGCCAAATCCTTTTTGCGTTTTAATATGCCCCATTTAAGATTATAAACATTAAACCCGTTAGTGTAAATATCTGGTATAAATCCTAACGCTTCTTGATAGTTGTCTAATGTAAATGTGTTTTGAATACGCATATAACCAATCATTTCGGAAAATTCTTTGTCAGCAGATTCAACATCAAACCGTATCGCATCATCAAGATTGCCGTATTCTGGATAGCAAGACATTAAACTAGCAAGTGACATATGAGCCATTTTGCGTTTAACAAAGTTAAGTAAATACTCGTTAGTTTCAACCACATCGGCAGGTCGCCTGCGAGCATCAATGCTACCTAAAAAGAATTGTGCTACTTGCATATTGGTTTGGTCGGCAACCAAGGAACCATCAAACCCTAGTTGGTTAAGAAACTCTTTAGCATCAAGAACAATTGGGTCAGTGCTGTTGAACGGCGGCTCAGCAAGTGTTGCCCATTCAGTTAGTAAACGAAACATCTCAGATAATGTTATGGCAGAACTAGGAATAATATCTTCATTAATGGTGTAGTTCTTTACATACCCTTCTTCGCTAGTGGAAAGATACAATAAATTTGCTACACCATTTATATTTATAATTGGTTCATAAACAACAACATCTTCTGCTTTGATTTGTGGATAAAGAAAAAAACCATCTGGCGTGATGTATCGTTGTGGACCATAAAAAGTATTGTCACAACGCCAATCATCAGGGTCAACATAAATAGGTACAGAGTTGCACAATATAAAAACACCTTTGTTGTTGTAATCTGATGTTGGATTCCAATATGGAATTATGCGTTCAAAAGGTTGCATATTGACAAATTCCTCTTTGTCCCCGCATTTAGCAACCAAACTATGTATCGTAGGATTCATCCAATAGTTATTAAACGCTATAAGAAGTTTACCGTCGGGCATACGATGCAAGTCATACGCCACATATTCCTCATCGCCAGCAGGTGTTCTGCGAAAAAGTTTTAATGAATCATCCGTGATGTTATCCAACATATAAAACATTTTGTGATAAGTAAAATTGTTTACATTGTAAGGTTTTGTTTCCATAATTCCCTCTAAGGTCCGTAATAACTAAAAACTACTAAACCAGCAAGACCGTTTTCACCAGGAAAAGCGGTGCCACCGCCGACTAGGTTTCCTATTCCGTTTCCACCTTCACCATACCCTCTAGGTGTACCATGAGGACCATTGGAAACTTCAATAGAAAATCCGCCGCCGCCGCCAGAACCAAAATTATAACCATTAATGGTTCCACCTGCACCACCAGCACCACCGACACCTTGTGATGAACCATTAATGGTTCCGTTGGCACCATTGCCGTTTACACCCGCACCACCACCTTCTCCTTGGGCGGAAATTTTTCCTGGAGCCAAGGCTTCGGTTCCACCTACATATGCAGGGTTGTCACCAGTACCAACATTTCCTCCAGTTGGAGAAATGGTTCCGCCACCACCACCGCCAGCGGCAAGACTGGTTAAATTAGTCCCAGAAATAGACGAACCTCCACCAACGCTACCACTTACTCCACTGTTTCCTGCTCCTCCTGCACCACCACCACCAACAGTGATAGTTAAAGCACCACTGGTTCCGTTAAAAGCACGAGAAGTTGTGTAGCGGTATCCACCCGCACCACCACCTGCACCGTTTGAACAACCACCACCTCCGCCACCAACAATCAAAACATTCACTAGTGCAGCAGGGTTTACACCAGAAACAGTAGGAACGGTGAAACTTCCACTAGAGGTGTAAGTGAGTGTTTTTAGACTCCAAGTAAGGAACGAAACAGAACCAGAAGTAACAGCACCAATAGAACTAGTAGCAACAGCACGAACATAAAAAGTAGTGTTAACCGATAGACCAGTAACCGTTGCGCTAGAAGAAAACGAACCCGTACCAGACCCAGAACCAGCAACCGAAGTAAAAGAACTAAAGTTAGAAGCCGTACTATAGTGAAAAACCACTGTCGTGTTGGTTAGGTTGCCATTAACAGTAGCGTTAAAAACTCCACGGCTTTCCGTAAAATCAGTTGTTGCACCAATAGTTACCGAAGGTAGAAGATTTACCGCACCACCAAACGACCCACGATGGATGGGCATTATGCGCTCAAATCGCCAATAACAACATACGAGTTAGCAGCAACACAGTAAATTGTGGCTGCCGAATATTGCGCCCGCAATGCAAGACCAGGTGTCCCTACTACTGTTGCTCCGCTTCCTTGAACAATGGTTACTGTTCCAGATGTTGCACCAGTTCCATATCGTAAAACATCAACGCTTTGTCCAACAGAAAAGGCAGATGCGCTAGTTAATGTTAAAGTAATTGCTGAAGTATTTGTGCAGTAGTACATTTTGCCTACATCGGTAGATGGCACAGGGCTTAAACTTGTGGTTTGAGTAACAACTGTTTGGGCGACAGTGAATGTTCCTGTTGGACCTGTAGCACCTGTGGGTCCACTAGAACCTGTAGGTCCTGTAACGGTACTTGCAGCACCAGTTGGACCTGTAGGTCCAGTAGGTCCTGTGGCTCCTGCGGTTCCTTGAATACCTTGTGTGCCTTGTGAGCCTGTGGGTCCTTGTGCGCCAGTCGGTCCTGTAGCCCCATCTGCTCCAGCACCGCCAGCGGCACCTGTAGGTCCAGTTGGTCCAGTGACAGTAGAAGCCGCACCAGTGCCACCAGTTGCCCCTGTAGGACCAGTAGGTCCAGTTGCACCAGTAGGTCCTGTGACGGTAGACGCTGCACCTGTAGCCCCAGTAGGACCCGTAGGTCCAATGTTGGCTATAACAACAATGACATTTGAATTGTCAGCAAAACCTGTTGCACCTGTACCACCGCTAGTAGAATAAGAAACAGGGATATCAAGGTAAGAGTTGCCGTAATCAACAACAGTTCCATTGACAATAAACTTTTGGAAGTTAGCAGAGTTAGCAGCATCTTGGATATAGATAGTGTCGTTGGCTTTTAGAATCCCAAGGAACAAGTCAATGTCATAACCATCTTGGTCAATATGGTTTATCTGTAACTGCGTAGCAGAAGTTTGTGTTGCGTTGTTATATGCAATTAAACCAGTGCCAGGGTTGCCAGTTGTTGTGCCTGTGTCAATTCTGTAGTCATAAAAACTTGACGATTGACCTTGTGGACCTGTCGGACCTGTTGGTCCTGTAACGGTAGAAGCCGCACCTGTCGGACCAGTGACTCCTATTGGTCCAGTCGGACCTGTGGAACCTGTAGGACCCGTGACAGTAGAGTCAGCACCTGTTGGACCTGTAGAGCCTGTGGGTCCTGTCGGTCCTTGTGAACCTGTAGGACCTGTGTTACCAATAACCCCTTGTGGTCCTTGTGTACCAATCGGTCCTTGTGAACCTGTAGGACCAGTCACTCCTTGTGGACCTGTAGGTCCCGTCACTGTGGATGCTGCGCCTGTAGGACCCGTAGGTCCTGTCACCGTGGAAGCAGCCCCAGTAGGTCCTGTCGGACCTGTGACATTACTTGCATCGCCTTGTGCGCCAGTCGGTCCTGTAGGACCCGTAGGACCAGTGACACCTATTGGTCCAGTAGGACCCGTCGGTCCCGTAGGACCAGTTTGACCTTGTGGACCTTGCGAGCCTGTAGGACCAGTCGGACCTTGAGGACCTGTAGGTCCAGTCGCACCCAACGGTCCAGACTGTGAAGTAGAAACAACCGTGATAGTTCCCGAAGTAATCAACCCTACGGTTTCAGTTGCCCTTGTAACAATGATGTTAGTTGTAGCCATTGCTACCTCGTCACATCAGCAAGAACCGTGATGTTGCCAGAAAGAATCGTAGAGACAACACCTGAAGCGGTTTCCTGCAAATCCCAGAAGTAAAGACCAGCAGACAAAGTAGCCGAAGATGTCGCACTTAAGACACAAGTGACTTGACCCGTAGCAGCAGAAGTAACAGTGCAAGTAAACGAAGCCTTGATAGTGGTGGAGTCCTGCTGGCTGCGAATTTGGGATGCGTAGGTGCGTCCTGTGATGTCAACGGCTGTAGACCCGTCAGTCGTGATAGTCACAACGAGGGTTTCTGTATCACCACGAGTGATGGTTAGGTCTTGGTCAGCGGGTTGAGCCATACAGCAAAGATTGTAGCACTAAAGAGGTGCTGGCGTTCCTTCAATTTGGTGGCGAGAAGTAGCCAGTTGCTCAACAGCATGGCATCCGTCAATCGTTTTAGGTTGCAAACCTTCAGCCCGTAAACGCTTATATGCAGGCATATCTTTGGACCAGTTCTTTTCACGCTGGTTAATAGACGCAACCGATTCACCCTTGGTGGTGGTGGAGTTAGACCCCATCTGGACCCCCGCTACTCGGCATCCGAAACAACCCTCAACATCCAAACCTGGATGTGTTTCCCTATGCTTCAATGTAGTCTCCGTATCCCGCAGCCCGCAGGTCTGCTTCTTCTGTGGCATCAATCGTATGGACATGACCACCGTGGTAGGTAATAGCAATATCTTCTTGCTCTGATGGTTGGAACTCAGTAAAGGAACCGTCATTCATTTTGAACACATTGCGTCCACGCCTTCCAGGTCTTAAGACAGCAAGGATGCCACGCTCACCAGGTAAAGCCCAGTTCACATAGTTGTCTGTGGGTGGTCTGAAGGTAGTCATGTCTTAAGAATAGCAAAAGCCCCCACCTTTCGGCAGGGGCTTTCGCAATTCCTTGTCGGGAATTAGGCGGCGTTAGAACCGATGCTTGAAGCAGATTCAATACGACGAAGTGCTTCCTGACGGAATACTGCGTAACCAACGAAGTGCTTCCAACCAACTGGACGGAAACGCTGCAAGAGGTCTGTAACTGTTCCGTACACGATTGTTGGCTGTGCGCCATACTCGCCACCCATAGATACAGCCTTGGCAAGAGCCTGCTGTCCCATGATGAGGGTTCCGTATGAGTCACCTGTACCAGCGGCACCTGCACCGTTGTAAGCGTTAGCGAACAGAGGCGCACGAGGCGATTCCATAAAGCGTACGCCTTCAAACATACCGATTTCACCGTTGTAAAGAGGCATTGCGTTGGTGTACTTGTATGAGTCACGCCAACCTGATGCGTCTGTGATGCTACGAAGGTCGTAGGAAACATCTGGGTGGATGAAACCGACATAGTTGCCACCGATTGTTGGAACATTTGCTCCACGCAATTGAGCCACTGCACGACGGATGTCTTTAGCGGTGATGGTGTCATCAACATCCATGTCAACACGAGCAGCAGCGGTATCTGTACCACCCGTTGCGTAAATAACATTTGTTCCAGCCTGAAGAACATTACGAGCGATGGTGTCAATTGACAAACCAGCGTTGTAACCAACAGCGTTAGCGGCTACTGGGTCCACAGGGAGGAAGGATGAAGCACGCAATTTGGCGGTTGTTACCGTTGCGTTACCATATTCTTCAAGGGTCACAGTAACTTGTGCGTCGCTCATTGCGACTGGAGTTACATCTTCTGCTTCACCAAGAGCAGTGGTTGCTGCTGCAAGGTCTGCGAAGACTGTGAACTTAACGGATGCACCTGGGTTAGTTGCGTTTGTTGCTTGAACATCTGCGAACTGGTCAAAGTACATTTCTGGACGAAGGGCAAAGTATGCCAACTTCTCAAAGGCAACCTGGTCTACGGATAGGTTGGAGGTGCCTGTTTCTGCTGCGTAATAATCAGCCATTTGGGTTTTTCCTTAAATTTTAGAGGGGGGTTTGGTTAACCAAGGTTGATACCTTGGGCTTGTGCCTCTGCAAAAATGTTAGAAATTTCTTCTGCTGACGATGCGTCCCTGATTCGTTTAACCCAAGATGGTCCTTCAGATGCAGTCTCGGCTCCAGCGGCAATCCTATTGGACTGCTGCCATGCTGCCTTGTCTGGGTCTACCTGGACAGGTTGGGGTGTAATCAGTTGTGCTTCTTCTGCGGCTGCCCTGATTGCTTCTGGGGTTAAGTCACCGTCGTATCCTTTAACGAAATACTTGGCTTGTGGTGAAGCGGGGTCTATCCCTGCTTTTGCAAAAGCCAACTCTCGTTGGGTTACTGCGAACTCTGCAACTTGTTTGCGTAGTTCTTTGGCTTCCTTTTCCAGTTGCTTCATCCTTGCACGAACTGGGTTCGTTTCAGATGCTGGCTGGTCGTAGTCGTCTTCGTTGAAATCATCTTCAAAGTTTGACATATGGCACTCTCCTTAAGTCCACATCACAACGGAGGGCTGTGATGGCTACATATTTACACCCCGTTTTACAATCGCTAACTAGGGGGGCTGT